GTGGTGACTCCAACGGTGCCCGAAACGGCACCGCCAGCAACTCCTGCTGGATAACCTAATGGCCCGAAAGGGCCATTTCTCATGGCGGAACCCCCGTCCGCCACACGTACAGCTATCACTAGACACTGTACTGGCGCTCTGGTCCCTCCAAGCGCCAAAAAACAGCATGTAATCCTCGGAGCGAAGCGACAGACGTGCGTCAGCCCCCAGCGAAGCAACCGGCCCTCCAGTGAGAAAGCGCAGCGTCACGAACATCGAGGGCCGGAAAAAGGGCAAAAAAAACGCACAAAATACAAAAAACATGCTCTCACGGGTCGCAGACGCATCGACAAACGGTAAACGCCCCCTTATACTGACCTCTACCTCTAGCGAGGTCCTCTGCCCGCTCCTCCGCCACTCACGAAGTACCAAGCGGGGGAGCGGGCCTTTTAAGGAGCTATCATGCGACGCAGAAAAATGTCCAAACGTAAGTCCCGCTCTAACTTCAAACGCCACTCGGGCACTCATCCAAAGAACAGACGCACATCCGATCAAAGAGGTGGCGGTCGTCTTTAAATGCCCTGTTACGCGCCTCTCAAAGGCTATAAGGATCTCGCTACAGGCGGCCTTGTCTTTGATTCAAAAAATGCGCCCAATAAAATGGAAGTGGCTTGCGGTCAGTGCTTTGGTTGCCGCGTCGATCATCGCCTCATGTGGTCAATCCGAATCGTGCACGAGGCCTCTATGCACATCGATCAGCATGGCAATTCGTGGGCTACTCTTACATACCGAAGCCCCTCAACCTGCACACAAGAACAACTCGATAGCGGACATTACGTACCAAAAGACTACTCATTACACCCCTCGCATATGCAAAAATTCATTCGCTCACTGCGAAAAGCAAATAAAGATCACAAAATCAGATACTTTTACTGTGGCGAATACGGCTCATTGGGCCGACCCCATTATCATATCTGTCTATTCAACCATTCCTTCAAGGATATGGAACTTTGGAAAGACGATCAGGGTGTGTACACCTTCACTTCAAAAACACTTCAAAAACATTGGCCCTACGGCTTCAGCACATGCTCTGACCTCAATTTACAAAACGCCGCTTATACTGCCGGTTACTCACTTAAAAAAATTACCGGCGAAAGGGCCAATGATCATTACTTACGCAACGACGAAAACGGCGAAGCCTTCTGGCTTCTGCCGGAATACATACGGATGTCGACCGGTCGTGGGAAACCCAGCGGCCTAGGCGCATCCTTCTATGAAAAATATACAACAGACATCTTCCCGAGAGACCAAAGTCCTATACCCGGTCACGGTCAATCCGAACTGGTGCCTCGGTACTACACGAATATACTGGCGGAACAGAACACCGCCATGCTCGAAGACGTCAAATTACTTAGAAAGAAATTTATCACGGCACATGCGGCCGACTTTACTCCCGAGAGACTTCGGGACAAATACATCTGCGCTCGCGCAGCACAAGCTCGACTAACGAGGACACTTCCATGAGAGTACAAATCTATGCAATATTCGACTCCTGCTCCGGCATCTATGAAAAGCCTTTCTTCCATACTGCGGACGATGTCGTCCGACGGGAATTTCAAGATGTCGCTACTGACGAGAGCACTGCTATTAGCAAGCATCCAGAACACTATTCGCTTTGGCGACTCGGAAACTTCGATAACACTAACGGAAACATCCTTGACGAAGCCAACGAATGTCTATGGCAAGCCGTCGAAGCAATTGCACAAAAACAAGTTCTAAGTGGCAGTAACGGGCTACAACAACAACTACCACTTTCCGACGGCATGGGCGATATGCCTTAATGCCATGTTCGGAAAAATACTACAGGCACGTAAGATGGGCGGAGCGCAATTGCGTTCCGCCCCTCTCTCACCAACACTTCCAGCTACGTTGCTGGAACTATCTTGACCGAATTAAATTCGTTCTAGGCAACGTCTCTTACTGGAGTGCACCATGCGATCCCAACACAACTTTTCCCAGACACCTTCTGTTAACATCCCACGATCAACTTTCAATCTTTCTCACGGGCACAAAACCGCCTTCGATGCTGATTACCTCGTACCGATCTGCCAGCCAATCGACGTCATACCGGGAAGCACTTTCAATTTCAAAACTTCTTTCTTTATGCGATTAGCAACGCCACTCGAGCCCATTCTTGATAATCTCCACTTCGACACATTCGCATTCTTCGTCGCATATCGCACGATCTGGGACAACCACGAAAAATTTCACGGCTCACAAGACAACCCTGGCGACTCCATCTCATTCACTATTCCAACTATCGCCAGAGCCGACGCCACTGAATCAGGGCTCGGGACACTCTGGGATATGTTCACACTTCCACCTTTGGCTGTTCCAAACAACCTACCAGTCTCGGCGCTGCCTTGGCGCGCCTACGTAAAAATATATAACGACTGGTTCAGGTCCGCGACCCTGATCGACTCTTGGGTCGAAAACCGGGGTAATGGCCCCGACACGCTCTCTCAAACATCGACGGCCGGGAACGCGCCCTCTCTCATGTTCAAACGCGGAAAGCGGTTTGACTATTTCACAAGCGCGCTGCCCGCACCCCAGCGTGGCACGGCCGTAACTCTGCCGATCGGCACGTTCGCTAACATCTATTCAGACGCTGCAGCAAACGAAACTGTCGGTATCGGCTCTGGCCCGGGCGACAGTGTCGCGCGCGTAATGAACGCCGATCAAGCCCGAGTCGAAGCAGACGTCGTAGTCGCTGCCGACGAGTGGCTACGGGCCGATCTAACTAACGCACTCGCACCAGACGTTAATGACATACGCCTCGCATTCGCAACACAACACATCCTCGAGCGCGATGCCAGATCTGGCACTCGCTACGTCGAATCGCTCAAGGCCCGCTGGGGAGTTACATCCCCCGATTTCAGACTGCAACGCGCTGAATATTTAGGGGGAGGCTCCACACGTGTAAACGTGACGCCAGTCCAGCAAAATACAGCTTCCACAACTCCAACCGCTCCCGCCGCCCAAGATAAATTGGGCAACTTAGGCGGAGTCGGAACCGTAAACGGTACTCACTCATGGTCAAAATCATTCGTCGAACACGGCGTAATTATTATCCTCGGAAACCTACGCGCCGATCTCTCATATTCACAAGGCGTCGACCGGTATTGGTCTAAGTCCACACGGTACGACTTCGTATATCCCGAGATGGCAAACATCGGCGAGCAAGCTATCCTCAACAAAGAAATCTGGGTAACCGGAACCGGCTCGGCCGGAACAGACAATGCAGTCTTCGGCTATACCGGTCGCTACGACGAACACCGGTTCCTCAATTCTAAACTTACTAACATCATGCGCCCCGCGACTAGCGGCGGCGTTACAACTATCGGCACACTTGCATCATGGCATCTATCGGAAGACCTTCCCGCTCTGCCAACACTCGGTGCGTCTTTCATCACCGCAAGTACAATCATACCTCTGGATCGCGCTATCGCGATCCCAACTGAACCACACCTTATAGCGGACATATATCATCAAATAAAAGCCGCTCTACCAATCCCAACTTATGGCGTCCCGGGTCTTACCCGCCTGTAATGGGCAAAGGAACTGCAGCCGCAACAACCGCCCTTGGCGTAGCAAACCCCGCATGGGGAGTTGCATCGACTGTCTTGGGCGGATTATTCTCCGGGCGCGGTCAAGCCGACGCCAACGAAAGCAACGAGCGTATCGCTCGCGAAAATCGCGCCTTTCAAAAAGAGATGTCCGACACCGCAATCCAGCGGCGAATGGCCGATATGCGGAAAGGCGGACTTAATCCAATCCTAGCCGGCAAATTCGACGCCTCAACTCCTGCCGGCGCTATGGCCTCTATGGGCAACGTCGGCGGAGCAATGACCGAAGGCGCCGCTAAAGGCGCAACGACAGCTTTATCTGTCGCACAACGATCAAACATCAAAGCAAACACCCGCATTACAACTCTTAATGCGGACATACTCGAGCCTAAGGCGGCTATCGCCCGTGGTATTCATCGGGCTGGCTCTGCCATCGCTGATCGAGTAAAAACGACGGCGCTTCCATCGCTACCATCGCTCGGACCGGGAACCGCAGTCGAGCAAACTAGAACTTACCGCACACACAATGATGCAGGACTCAATGCCGTTGTCCTGTGGAAAAAAGAATTTCCACAGGCAACGAAATCTACTCTCAAAAAAGTCTACGACGACGCCGTCAGGCGTTCGAAAAATAGGAACTAATATGTCTCTCGTTCTCGCAAAACTAGCAGAAAAAAAAGGCAATCTCACCCGAAAGGGAATGCTCTCACTCCATCCAGAACTAAAATACGATGACGGTCGGACTATTCAAAGTCACAAAGACGAGACCGATATCGTGAAAATCATGGCTCGGTTCGCTGTAACCGGGACAATCTCACACCTCGAAAAACACGAGGGCGTGTATGCCGACTTCTCCGACTTCGACTTCCACACGCAAACAACTATGCTCGCGCGAGGCAATCAAATCTTTGCCGAACTCGACGCAGAAATTCGTAGAGAATTTCAACAATCGCCAGCCAAGTTCTTTGCCTACGTTAATGATCCGGCGAACATCGACGATCTACGCAAACGACTTCCGGCTCTGGCAGCACCCGGGCAACAAATGCCCGCTCAAACTCCGCCATCGGCGGATCTCGATGCCGCAAAGGCAATCGTCCAGGCGGCGGAAGCCGCCGCTAAACCTGCAATCGCAGCAACACCAACACCTCCGGTGGTGACTCCAACGGTGCCCGAAACGGCACCGCCAGCAACTCCTGCTGGATAACCTAATGGCCCGAAAGGGCCATTTCTCATGGCGGAACCCCCGTCCGCCACACGTACAGCTATCACTAGACACTGTACTGGCGCTCTGGTC